CGTCATCTTGTACGGCATGTTAGCCCAGCCGTTCGCGCCTGTGTGGCTCCAAGAGGTCAATCATCATCTGGTCAAGGTTAGTGACCATGAAGACTTCACGCTCCTGAGGACCCTGATACTGCGGCTGCACGAGCCACGCGACCTTGAGGGCCGTGGCACGCTGGACGTTGGACGGGATGACATCGTAGCCAGTCTGGTAGGTGATGGTGTAGAATAGTTCAGGATACCAGAGCCCGGAGTACAGCGGCCCGCTGGGCAGAGTGGACTTCCACTCGATGATACCGCCGAGCCTCGTCCTAAACAGGCTGGTGTCGAACGAACCGGACTGGCCGAGCCCGTCATCCCAGTACGCAGAAGTGACCGACACTACCGGGTAGTTGTCGGCCACGAAGCGACGGTCGGCACGAGTCGGACCATAACGTTCCTCGGTGACTTCCTGCAACGCAAACTTGCGGTCGCAGTATCCCTCGACCCAATCGGATGCCTCAGTGATGAGTGTGTCCAACTGGTACGCACTAGGCGAAAACGTGTTCTTGAGTCCGAGAGTAGCCATCTGCTCTTGGAAGTATTCGGCAGTGATGAGTTGAGACATTTATGACTTCCTAAGCAGTCTGCTACGCTTACGCTTTGTACGGCGCAAGAGCGAACCCTGCCTTGACGCAGAGCGTCTGGATGCGGCTTGGAGCCGAGCGATTGACCTCAGCGGCAAGGCGCGTCGGTTGTCCTTCATGACGAGGCGCAGACGCTCAAAGTAACCGGGTCTACGTCCCGGCTTCTTCCCGCCCCGTACCTTCTTCTGACGATAGTTGACTCCCTGCCTCATGCCGGGAGCGGACCTCTTGAGCCTTGCCAACGACGTATTCCTCGAATGCTGTCCAGTCAAACTGAGACACAGCCTCAAGGCCCTGTGCGCGCATACGACCCAACTTCTTAGGGTCGCGCTTTAGACCAAGGATTGTCTTAGCGACATCTGCGGGCGAGACATTAGCATATCTCGTACCGCTCTTGTGGATTTCCCAGTCAGAGACGGGGATACCGACACCGCCGCCTGTCTTGGCGACCTCCCAGCCAGCAGCATACTTTGTTACTGCGACCGGTGTTCCGACTGCCATCGCCTCAACGATTGGGAGTCCGAAGCCCTCGACTTGCGAAGGAAGGACGAACAAGTCCGCAGAGCCAACGAGTTCTCGCAGCCCCGGAACGTCCAAGTCACCCTTCTCGGGGACACCCTTCCCGAAGCCGTCCATGAGTGGATTGAAGACCACAGTGTCAGCGACACCGAATGCTTGTGCAACCTCAGGGAGGTTCCACCCTTCGAGCCAGTGGTTCTGGAATGGGACGGTGTGGAGGTAAAGGAGAATGTCACGCTGGTTGTACTGGTGCTTGAGAATGCTCACCGCCTCGATGAGCCGAGTGAGTTGCTTACGACGAACGTTCTGTGCGACTACTGTTACTACGAACTTTCCGTCCCATCCCAGTCGCGTGCGGTACTCGGCGCGTTCGTCCTCTGCCAGAGGCCCGAACACGTCAGTGTCAACTCCGTGGTACACGGAGTCTACCGTCTTGCCAAGCCCTGCCTTCGCAACCTCGACACCGTACTGGGAGCAGGTGAAGAAGTCGATATGCGAGAGAAGGGCACGCCACGTTGAGTTCACCATTGGCTCGCCTTCGATTGGAACGTAGGCGAGCAGTGGAACGCTCTCGGGGATGACCTGAGCGAGCGCGGCCACGCTTCCGGGGTCGCCGGTCACGTAGATGAGGTCGGGCTCGAACTCGTGGTCATCGAATACCTTGATTGCCCGGACTAGACCCATAGGGTCGTTCTTCTCGGGCGTGAAGAACTGTACGTTACTCGGTCGGTTCTCCGGAAGTGTCGTCATCAGCCCCGTCACCGACGCCACTGTCCACTTCTGGTTCAGAAACGCCTTCATCGCGTGGCTGTTCACTCTCCCGAACCCCGTCTTCGCCAACGGGGAGTCCCCCAACATCAGTACCTTCAACGTCTTCTCCTGCGCTCTCGGCGCTCTCCTGCTCAGCAGGGGCGATGACAACTTGGCCTAGTGCAAGTCTGCGGATTTCTCCGAGTTCATATGGGCGGTCAGTCTCAGGGTCGAGACGATATCCCATCATGAATGCGCGGTCAATCCACGCGGCCTTGTCTACTGGAAGTTCAATGACGCCGAAGCGGACAGTTGCCCTACCATCGTAGAAATACTGAATGCGCAACGGCATGTTGCTCTTGTTCTGGTGCTTGAGTAGGATGGTTTCTGCCATCTTGCGGCTCTCCTTCGAGTGTAGCAGGAGAGGCCACGTTTCCGCAACCTCTCCCACAATCAACTCTGACTTACCTCAGAAACTTGCTCCGATTAGAGAGCGAAGTTCTTGAGATGGACCGGACGACCTTCGAGCGCGAAGCCGAAGTAACCCTTCATCATGAAGTCCGTCGAGTCCTTGGTGTGAGCCAAGTCTTCGTACGTGAAGTCCTGATGAACGAGCAACTTAGCGTCCGCACGACGAACGAACAGGATGTCGGTGTCAGTCTCCCAGTGAAGGTCGGTGACAATCGGCAGTCCGTCGTAGGTCAGTACACGGAAGCCTGCTGCAATCTCAGTGCGGTCCACGAACTGCTGCTGAGCCTGCAAGAGGGCGTTGATAGCACGGCGAACCCTACGCGACGTGACGATGAGGTCAACTTCACCGCGAGCGGTGTCGATGGCCGAGTCAATCATGTCGAGAGAGAGATACGCGGATGCTGCGTCAACGGTACCCGAACCAGTTGCGCCCCAGTTGGTCGAGTCGTCCGTGTCAATCTGGTACAGAATACCAGTGATGTCGTCCGAGCCGCCAGTTGCGGTAGCAATGTCGGTGCTCAACTGCTCGACCAACGCACGGGCGTGCGCCTCGACTTCGAGCGAGAGGGCGTTGTAGAGGGAGCCTGCTGCACGCTGCATAGGACCCGTGACTTCGCCACGAGTGTACAGGTACGCAACAGACTTGCTGACCTTCGCGTAGGTGCTCTGAGATGCAGCCGGGAGGCTTCCACCGTCAGTTGCCCACGAAGCGGTCGGCAGGGCGTCACGCCTACGGATGAAGTAGGTGTTCGTAGCCCAAGGGATGCGGTTCACGACGTTCGCAAGGACCGGTTCCTTCGTAGCGTAGTCACGGATTGCGTTATCGACAATCTCGGGAATAAGGTACGAACCAGTCGAAGCGAGGTCAAGAGCCTTGCGGATGGTTACTTGGTCCATTAGTGGTTCCTTCTTCTGTCTTCCGACAGGTTACTTGCCGCTCGTGTGAGCAGCGAACGCAAGCCTCATCTTTTCGGATGGGCTAGCCTTGGAGAGGATTTCGGCCAATGCCAACTCGTTCTCGGCCTTCGTGGCATCAGTGATGACACCCGGCGTCTGAGTTGCAGGCAGAGCCTCAAGTTCAGCGATGCGCTCGTTTGCCTTCACGAGTTCAGCGGCAAGTGCGTCGTGGTCAGACTTAGAAACTGTCTCGACCGTCGTCTCAACTGTTTCCGTCTTCTCGACGGTATCTTCTGCTGTCTCGGAAGCCGACTTCTCGCTAGTGGTTTCCTCGGTCACGTCCTCGGCAATGACGCCAAGGGTCGTGAGCGTTTCGGTCATGGTGTTGTACAGGCCGAGCAGTTCAGCGGAGGTTGCTCCACTCAACTTACGACCAGCCTTTGCGACTTCATCGGCAAGAGCCTTGTCGCTGGACGACCACCCCTGATAACCGGACTCCTGAGAGTCCTCAGCGGTGCCAATCTCAGCCGTCTCCTGTGCGATGAACTGCTGGATAGCCGCGAGAGCGACACGAAGCGGAGCCTCGTCGTCTGCCTCACCGGCTTCGCCACCGAGCAAGTTCAGAAGGGAGGCCTCAATGTATGCTGCCGAAGCGGCATCTGTTGCGGCATCGCTGGCCTTCTCAACCTCTGGCTGCTCGACAGTCTCGTCAGCCTTCTCGGTCGTGTCTTCGGTCGTCTCGACTTCCTCAGACTTCTCGGCATCCTCGACTACAGTTGTGTCAAGGAGGCCGTCAGTGGTTTCTTCGTCCACGCGGTTCTCTCCAATCGGTGCATCGTCAGAGGACGCATCCCTGATTGACTTGGCAAGGACAGTCCCGAAGTCAAGTCGGGAAGGCTTCCCGGGACACGCTCACGGGCTCTGCCGGTCTTCGTTCCCAACCT